ACTATGGAAGTGCATACATTGTAAGAGCAGCTAGTTCAAGTGCTGCTAACGGTGCTGCAACAATTAAGAGTGGAAATACTAACTTAATTGATGTTGCAACTGTATATAAGACTGATGCTTTAAATGGTGTAGATGTTTCATTAGTTTATGATGGAACAGGAAAGAAGTTATATATCACTTCAACAGTTAATTCAAAAGTGATTACTTCAATCAAAGAAAATATTGATTACAGTGAGGCTACTGCTATTGATTTAGAGAATGCATTAGACAAAGTCGTTGGTTCATTCAACGAAGCTCAAAACTACTTTGAATTAGAAAATCTATTCGTAGACAAAACTGCACAAGATTCAAAACCAAGTGCATTTACAACATTAACTGGTTCAGTTACTGGTGGTGTTAGTGGAAATACTACAATTCCTGATTCTGTAATTACTGATTTAATCGAAAATTATAGAAATACAGATATTGGTATAGATGCTATATTAACTCCAGGATTTGAAAGTGCTGATGTTGCTAATAAGTTAGCAAGTGTTGCTAGTGATAGTTCATTTATAGGTATAGCTTCAATTAGTGGTTCTACTGCAAGTGCAATTACAGCAGTTGCAAGTACTTACCCTGATAATTCAAGTTTAGCTTTATATGCTGACAAAGTATACTTATATGAGGACTCAAGTATTGAAGTTCCTGCATGTATAGCAGTTCTACCTGCATACATTACAAAGGACAAAACTTCTAAATGGTTAGCACCTGCAGGTGTTACAAGAGGTACATTATCAACTGTATCTGGATTAGTTCATCCTTTCAGTGATAGTGATTTAGAAGACTTATATACTAATGATGTTCCAGTAAACGGAATCAAAAAGATTGCTGGTCGTGGATATATAGTATGGGGACAAAAAACAGCTTGTCAAGATACTGTAGAATACGAAGATAGAATCAATGTAGTTAGATTAATTAAATACTTAACAAAAGAAGTATACAAAATTAGTTATGACTACTTATTTGAACCAATTACTGAATATACATATAATGCTTGGACTTTAAGAGTAGAAGCAATTCTAGAAGATATCAAAACTGGTCATGGTTTATCAGAATATAAAGTTATCATGGATGATACTTTAAATACTGAAGAAACTAAGAAACTAAACAAGTTAATTGGTATTGTTAGATTGAAACCTCTTGAAGCTGCTGAGTATATTGAAATCAACTTTGTAGTTACTGATGATGTAGAAGGAGGTAATGCATAATGCCAACAATTCAAGCTACTTATTTTAATCAATCAGAGTATCAAATACAAGGAAAGAACCACTTCGAGGTTCAATTCGATGATACTAACTGGTCAAATGACTTGACATTGTTAGTTAAGTCATTCCCACTTCCAAAGGAAACTACAGATGTAAATACAATAGACCATTTCAACCAACAAATTAAGCTTGCTGGAAAAACAACTTTTGATGGTGGAGAATTAGTAATTCATGATGCCATTGATAAAGATGTTGAAATCATGTTTAGAGCTTGGAGAAATAAAGTCTATAATGCATCAAAGGGAACTGTAGGTTATGCTTCAGATTACAAAATCAATGGATTAGTTACTGAATACAAACCTAACGGTGACGGCGGAAGAAAGTGGAAACTTATCGGATGCTGGCCTTCAACAGTTAACTATGGTGAGTTAGATTATGAAACTGGTGGTTATAAAGATATTACTGCTACAATAGTTTATGATTGGGCTTACAGAGTTGACGACGAAGACGAAGCTAATGTGTAATTAAATTGAAAGAAATCAGGTGGATGAAATATTCCACCTGAATATTCATAGTAACAATTATAGGAGGAAATAGATATGGAAGAAGAAAAAAAGTCAGTTCAAGAAGAACAAGTGACTACTAATTCTTATACTAAAGAAATTGAATTACCTTCAAATGGTTATCTAGATGGTCCAAAGAAAGTTACAATCCGTGCTATGACTACAGCAGAGGAAAAGATTCTGTATTCATCAAGGGATTTTGGATTCATTAAGAAGATTTGCAAGGCTTGTACTACAAGTCCAAAAGTGTTGGATACAAATAAATTACTACCTCAAGATTTGATGTATATGTTATTTCAAATTAGGGAGTTAACATTCGGTCCAACATACAAGCAACCTATTAGATGTCCTCATTGTGGACTACAACAGGATGCTGAAATAAATATAGCGAATTTTGAATATAAGTTATTAGACGAAAATGTTAGTTCAAAATTATTCATTGATTTACCTATTTCTAAAGCAAATGTTCATTTGAGATTCTTATCACAAGATGAAATTGATAATATTGAGAATGAAGTATCAACATTATTCCATGAAGGAAAAGTTTCTGATTTAGAAGGAACTACAATGTTAAGAAAGATTGCCCGTATGATAGACTCAGTTACAGATATTGAGTTTAGAGATGAAAACCATAAGTTAAGTTATCTTAACAAATTACATATGGCAGATTTTAATGCTATTAGAAATAAGTTAAATGAAATTGCAAGTACATTCGGATTAAATAATGATATAACTGTATCATGCGAGAATCCTAACTGTGCTGGGAAAGTTGAGGTAACAGGGACAATTTGTCCGGAATTCTTTCGTCCAACTTGCTAAAATAGAAGAAGGAACACCTGCTTTTGGAGAATATGTTAGCTTTATTCTAATGAGGCATAAAAATGTGCTTCGTAGACAGCTTTTTCTTCAAAATCATGGTGTTTCTTTTGATTATACAGATAAATTAAGTTCAAAACAAGTAGATGACCTAATAGAAGTATGTAAGGAATTTGATGAAGAATTAGAAAATCAACAAAACAGTAATTAGGAGGTGATAATATGAATAATGACGCTTTACGACAATCTGCAGAACAAAGAGTTCGTGGAATGGATAATGATAATAGAAATGATGCGTTCTCAAAGTTCTATGCACATCAAGCTAAAGTAAATGCTATTGTTACACTTGAAGATACAAACAATATGAATAAATTAGTATCTGATGCAGAGAAGTTTAGTAAATCAATGTCAAAAGCATTCAGTATGCTTGAAGGTAAAGACTATGAAAAGTTAGCTGGTACATTTAAGAAAATGCAGGAGTATATCAAAGATTTAAATGATGACTCAAATGATGCTGCTAAGAATGCTAAAATCATTACTAAAATGATTGAAGATATTGAATCAGTTGATGGTAGCAAGTTAAATAAAGAAGTTGCACAAGCAATGAAAACTTTACTTGATGGAAATGCAGAAGTTATTAGCATGGCTAATAATTATAAAAGTATTATGAAGGAGTCTTCAGAAACTTTTGGTAAGAACTTGATTAATAACTTAGATAATGTTGCAGATAGAATTGTAAAGTTATCTAACGCATTCAACCTTCAAAAACTAGTTACAGGTGGTGCTAGTTTCAAAGACTTGCAAGCAATGCAAGGAAATGTTAAGATAAGTATGAATCTAGATGATTCAGGTTTCATGGGACTACAAAGAGAGTTAATATCGCAGAATAAAGAAATAGTAAATAATACAGGTGAAGCATATCTTACATTTAGTGAAACTACATCATACTTAAGTAGTATAAAAGAATATTCTTTAAAGAATTATAATCAATCAACATCCTTGTATAAGCAAATTGTTATTGGAAATAAATACTTAAATCTTTCTAATCAGAGTTTATCAAGTATGGTTAAAGCAACAAATCAAATGGCTGATGACAGCTATATGAATAAGCAAATGGCTTTACTTGCTGCTTTAGGTTCTGATAATGGATTAGCAGAAGATATAACAGGTCTTGCAGATTTCGCTTCAACTAACATTGCTGGTGTTAATGCAAGATACTCAAATGGTGAGCAAATAATAAAAGATGCTCTAGCTATTAAGTCAACAAATGAAGCATATTTAGGTTCTAACTCAACATTATATGATGAGTTGATGGCTGAAATAATGAATACAAATAACTTTGCTAACTTGTCTGAAAAGACACAAAACTTAATTGCAATGTCTGGTATGGCACCAACATTACAACAAATGATGCAAAATGGCAATGTTGACATGAATAGATTTATTTACGGTTTCAACGAAGGTCTTAATAGATTTGCTAATCAAGCAGGTGGAACTGACTCAATGGAATTATATGGATATGGCAACTGGGTTACAGCAATGGATTCATATAATAGAAACCGTGATAATTACTTACAAAGTATTAGTAAACAACTAGGTGTTCTTGATTCTGTAGACTTCAGTAATGTTCAAAGTATGGATGAAGCATTACAAAAGATTGCTGAGCAGAATGTTAATAAATCATGGTGGGAGAAATTCTCAGATAAGATATTTACAATGTTTGGTATTCAGGACCAAAATTGGACACAATTAAATGGTTATGTTCAAATGATTCAAACATTGGTTACGGGTGGTATTGCTGCTAATGCTTTATGGCAATCATTCCTACAATTAGGAATATTCAATACATTAAAACAAATGCAACTTCAAAAGACGGTAGATAGTCTAACTGGTGGAGGAAAATTATCAAGAATAACAAGTTGGCTTGGTTCTTCATCTGGCGTTACTGCAATGAATGGCGCATCTATGTCAAATGTTGCTGTTCTTGGAGGTGCAGGATTAATTGCAGGTGGAGTTATTACAGGAATGGCTGACGCTGTTAAAATGCAAGGTT